GCGTTAGTGCGTTGTGCTATATCAACTAATACTTTAGGTGGATAAGTTTCATCTCCGTTAGCTAAACGTTTTAATCGTAATCCTTCAACGCTATCTAATGATCCACCTTGAGCAACCAAATTTGCCATTTGAGCATTTGCTAAATCTTTTGACAATTCTTTATAACGTATACCTTGTTCAGTTCCTAAAAATTGTGATGTAGCTCTTTCTGCTGCACCTAAAACACCTGAGGTAGGAAAATAAGCATTTTCTTCTAATTCACGCGCTTTATTAATTACTTCATTAATATTTCGTTTATCAGTTGCTAATGAAGATTGTCTAGTGACTAAATCATTTCTATATTTAAACCCTGATTCTTTGTCAGCTTGTTCTGAAGGCCCTAACAAGTATGGTTGATTTGGGTTTCTTACTGGATAAGGAGTTGCAGCTGGTTGACTATGTTCAGGCAAATTCATAGCTTGAGGCGTAACACCTGTTCGTGGTTGCGTTAATTGATTTGTTTGAGTTTGTTCGCTAGTAGGTAATTGACCTGGCAATATACCAGCAGGATATAATTTTTCTAGTTGCGAAAGAGAGCCTACTGTTTGTGCTTGTTTTTGCGCTAACCAAGCCTGTAAATCAGTTTTAGAAGCATTTTTAGGCAAACTTTGTAAAACACTAGCTAAAGATTGAGGTGAACCACCTTGTATTTTATTTAATTCTGTAGCTTCTTTTACAATATCTTCAGAAGATAAGTCAGGCTTATTAAACAACTTTTGAATAGAATTAATAGTTGTATTAGCGTGTTTTGTTAAATTTTCTAATTGTTGAGTATTTAATTGTGTTTGTGCAGACTGTACTTCTAATGGCATTTTTTGCTCTGCGCCAGCTGTTTGTATTTGTGCTAATTTGGATTGCGCTCTTGCTTGCTCAACAGATGGAGCATATAACTCTTTTTCTTTTTGTAAAACCAAAGCACTTCTACTAATATTTAACATATCAGCTAACGACATACCTGTTTGTGGTTGAGCGTTTCTGTAAATATCACCACTAGCTACATTTGCGATTTCTGGCATAATTTATCCTTTACGCTACTCGTATTCCACTATCAACAAAACTACTTCCACCACTAACTGGTGTAGCAGCTTGATTGCCACTTAAACCATATAAAGCAGCTAAATTGCTCGTATTACTAATTGCATTACCATAAGCATTTGCTTGACCAATCTGGCTTGCTGCTTGCGCATTACCTAATCCTGAAGTCAAACTAGCTACGTTTGTTCCTGTACCAATCATTGCGTTAGCTGCGCCTGTTGCTCCAGCTTGACCAATTCCAACAATACCAGCCAATCTATTGTAAATATTGCCTTGTTGCGTTTGATAATTATTAAATGCTTGTTGATAAGCATTTTGAGCAAAGTTTTGTGTAAACAATTGATTAGCTAGGTTTACATTAGAACCGCCACCACCTACGTTAGCATTTTCAATAGTTGCGCCCTGACCTTGATTTAACATAAACTGATAATTTGGTGCTAAATTGGCTTTTAATTGTTCAGGCCCAAATTGCTGTGTTAAGTAAGGTAATTGTTGATTTAAAGCATTAATGCCAGTTTGACCTAAGGCTTGATAAGGTGCATATTGTTGCGCGCCTTGTTGTCCTGCTGCCAACAATTGATTTTGTGCATTAGCAGTAGCATTTGCTTGCGTTTCTGCTGCATTTTGCTGACCTCTAGCATTTATTGCTCCACCCAACAATGAGCCACCAACTACAATTCCTGCTGTTAGCGGATCATTTTTTTCACCATAAGCAACTCCACCAAAAGGGTCGCCAATAGGGTCAAATAAGCCCATTGCTCGTGTTTCTGCCCTACTCGCATAGATTTTTTTAAACATATTTGCACCTGTCGCATTTTAGTATAATTTTACTACCTTCTTGGGCAATTTCATAGAATCCCAACCGTTTACAAAAATTTAATCCAATTACGTTATCATTCATAACCGCTGTAGTTGCATAACCATATTCGTTTAATACTTTTTTTAGTGTTTCTTTTAAATGTTTACGAATAGATGCAATTGGTTTATCTTTATACCCAATGTGAACTTCATTGCCATTTTGTATAACACAACCCACTAATGTGTTGTTTTGAAACAACGGTATTTTTTTCCAAGTTTTAAGATTATTGGCAAAGGTTTCATAGTCTAAGGATGTTCTACTTTTAACAGATTCATAAAGAATTTCTAAACAATTTTCCATTATGTAGCCTGTGTCTGTGCCGTTAAAATACCATTAACAAAAGTCATACTACCATTTGCGCCTAATGCTGTTAATTTAGCAGTTGTTATTGTTACAGATAATCCACCTGATATATCTGTGTAAGGAATCGTAACACTTGCAGTAAATGGTGATGTGCCATTACCTTTTAAATAACCTGTTAAAGATACTGCACCTGATCCACCAGACGGTACACCTAATGTACCAGCTAAAGTTACCGCACCTGTAGTCGCAGTACTTGGAGTAAGCCCTGACAGTGTAGTTTTAAAAGATAAAACACCTGTATTATTTATAGTAACATTACCTGTTGGACTAGATACGCTGATTCCTGTGCCTGCAATATTAGATAAAACACCTGTATTAGCTATAGCAATAGTCCCAGCACCATTGGTAATTCCTATACCAGTACTAGGAGTAAGTGTATTTAATTTGTAAGTTGTTCCATCACCAATTAATAATTGTCCATTTATTGGTATGGCTGTATTTCCTGTACCGCCAGAAGTTACTCCAATACCTAGCGCAACATTTAATCCAACAGTTGTGGGACTTTGTAACCATAATAACCAAGGCAAAGATGGTCGTTGCGTTAAATTATCAAGAAACGGAGCTTGTGGAAAGTTAATATTAGTGTTCACCAGGCTCACCTTTTAAATTGGCTGACACGATAACACATTTAATAGGATCACTAATTGCTACTTCAAAAATGCGATCTCTTGACCATCCTAATCTGCGCCAGATAGCACGATTACGATATTTACCTACTAATCCTATACTTACCCAATGTTCATTTGAATATGTTGATCCACCATCACTTGACCAACGCAACATTGCTTGTGGATTTTGTCCTTGCCCAGTTTCCAAACCAACACCTGGCTGAAACTGTATTTGCAATTCACTAAAATATTGACGTTGTAAATCTGCAACAAGGTGAGGGCATCTACGCAATCTGCGTATTACATTACCGTTGTCAGTATAAACAGCATTATCAAGCTGATAGATAATACCATTAGCATAATCGCCCACCAAATACACATTGTTAAAAAATGCTCCACAATTTGCCCTATGTCTGTGATAACCAGTTGTTTGATCCCAATATAACCATTTATGCCACATTTTTGTAGTTAAATCATAAACCCATGTAATATCAACTGTAGGGAATGATACTACATACATTTCATGACCTTCTAACTGATAAGTAAATGCTACTGCATCAGCTATGTATTGATTCATTAATGTTTGTTCAACAGCGTGTGTTGATAGTCTGACAAATTGATACCCTTGTATTGCGCCAATAACTGCTTGACCTCTTGTATCTTGCGACACAAACATAAACATTTCAGCAAAACGAGCAATAGAAAAAGGCGCAGCAATACCATGTTGCATATTAGTGCCAGGCACACGTTGAAATGGAAACGTTGTAATACCTTGTATCGTACTGCCAACGTCTGTCCATACTTCTGTTGTAACTTCACCCAATAAAAATACTTGTCTACGATCTACAACTAAAGCATTAAGATTATCAGGTGAGCCATCTTTAGCACCATATAATGCAGGACTTGTTGTAACACCTACATTTGTTGCTGACCAATTTTGAGTATTTTGTTCGTTATAAATAATATAGTTATCAACAACATCACAAATGGTTGCGCCTTGCCATGGCCCATCTGTTGTAGGTAATATAGCAAAAGTATTTGTAGAGGCAATCCATGTATAACGATTAGGGCCATCAACGATATATGCAGTTAATCCATTATTTGTTGTTTGATTGTCTGTTATAGACACAGATCCAGTAGTGGTTGCTATAGTGCCAATTTGTACATTTTTATATACTCCAGAAGTAACAGTAATGGAATATACATTTTGACCAACAACTACTATTAAAAATTGACCACCTGATAATGTTCTCATTCCACGCACAGGAGCATTTGCCAATTGCAATATTTGAGTTAATCCTGGTGTTGGATATAAAGCAATTGCTCCACGATCTTGTTTAAATGGATCAATTTCAGGATAAAAATTAATGCACTCTTGTGCATCTTGATAAATAGACGGAGCTTCGTAAGATGGGCCTACGAACCCAAAATCTGCCATTATCTAAAAAACCCACCAGATAAAATCCATCCAGCATCTTTTTGTCTGCTTGATAACATGGCATCTTGAAATCTTGCCGATTGAATAGGTTTCATATTCGTACGTTTAATCGTACTCTTAGACTGCGCTGCATAAGCATTAATCATTGCTATTTGAGTTTGTGATGCTTTGCCATACATTGGCATTAATCGCTCTGCTAAACACCATCTAAGGCACATTGAATAGCCCTGTGGCAATACAATTGAATCATACAAGGTTGTGTATCGTGCCAAGAGCGTATCAGCAAAAATATGCATTTCACCTTGTGATGGATTAGGCCATACAAAAATATTACCTAAAGTTTCACTAGGCTGATAATAAAGAGCTTTAGGCCATGGCCCAGCTAACGTCTTTAAACCTATCATTTCGTAATCTTCTACGTTTAATATTGCTACAGGATAATCGAGACCACCATTAACAATAGGCTGACCATTAGAGTTTGTATTAATACGCACAAAAGCACTATTAATAGATAGTGGTCGCTGATAATATGAATTAATTGTTGTGGATGCAACAGTTTGATTAATATTAAGGGTATATGTCCCAGCTTCATTAATGTTACCACCTGATCCAGTATTAAACGCAACAATGGTTGTGCCAGCAGAAATACCTGTTCCTGATAGAGTCTGACCTAGTGCTATTGCGCCACTTGTAATAGATGTAACAGTTAAAGTTGTGCCTGATATTGATCCGACAAATACTGCACCAATTGTTCCACCTGGACCAATTGTATATTGTGTAACACCTGGTGATATGGGATAGATAATTTCTGTTTTATAAGAAACCATCATAGATTCGTTTGACCATTGATCAAGCATATCATTTAGCATATCAAACGCATCTTGTGCTTGATACGCATCTGGAACTTCTCCTGACTCTAAAGCCCCAATATCTTTCAAAGCTCTACTAATAATATCTATAGGCTGAGTCATTGATTACTCCATGGTAATGTTGGCATAATTGTTTGTGGGTTTTTTAAATCTAATAATCTTGTATTAATATCTAATTCGATAGCTTGCACTTCTTGTTCACCAAAAATATTTTTTATCCAATTAATTATTTGTGCTTCAGTTAATTCATTAAAAGGTATAAAAGGCAAACTGTTATCATAAAAAACAGGAATTGAACCATAATTAGAAACAATATTTGTATCATCAATACCCTTTACTTTCCAATGAATGACTGATACCACATTAGTTTGATTATCTAATGTCGGTACACATTCTAGTCCCTCTATAGTCCAATAATATTGTGTATTCATTTTAAATAGATGTTATCGTTTCCCATGCTGTTGCACCACCAACGCGTAATTTATTCAAAGTTGTATCAAAATATATTGCTCCTTTAACATAACTAGGAGCAGAAGCTGTTGCCGCTTGTTGTGGGAAGATTAAACCTGCAACTTTTAAATTATTAGAATTACTCGGAGCAACAGATGTTCCAATTAATACATTGCCACTACCATCAATACGCATAGTTTCTGTCCAAGTAGCAGAATTTTGACGCACACCAAATAACATTGTTCCATTATCTGTACTAAATATTTTAGAACCATATCCTGAACCAAATACTGAACCTTTAAATTCTAAACCACCAGTAGTTTGTAATGTAGTAGATCCTGCTTCATTAATTTTTATTGTGCCTTCATAAGTTGCATTTGCACCGCCATTATTAGAGCCAGTACCAGCAACTTCAAGTTTTGAAGTTCCATTAGTTAAACCTATGCCTAAACAATTGGTAGACGAGTTCCAAAAAAAATTAGCACTTGTACTAAAAGAACCAAAATGTACATATCCAGCAGTAAAACTTGACTGTGCCGTTCCACCATTAGCAATTGGCAATATGCCAGAGACTTGACTGGTTAAATTAATTGTTCCATTTAATGCACTTGTTGGAATAGTTGCCGATGCTGTAAATGCACCTGTGCCATTACCAATTAAATAACCTGTTAAAGTTGTAGCCCCACTACCGCCATTAGATACCCCTAGCACTCCAGCACTAGAAATTCCTTCAGCAAGAATTGAAAGGTTACGATTTATAGTCATATATTGTTAACAATCAATTGCGTTAGAAAATTCTGGTAATGTCTTAAGGTATTCGTATGCTTGTTTGATAGTATTTGCACCATTAAGATTTAACGCAAATTGATATCCATAGCTAGTAATCATTTCAGAATCTTCAGATGCAAAAATACCAGCCTCAAAACGTGTTTTTTCTTTATCTCCTTCGTAACGCCATATTTTAATGTATGCGTCTTTAAGGGATATACCTTTATAAATTACATTACTTTTAATAGCCATTTGATACTCCTAATTTAAACATTGTAAAGTGCAAGTTTGTAAATAGTTCCATTAACTTTAATTGGCAAATAATATGCAATAGAACCAGCAGTTCCAACTAAACCTGTAGTTGCAATATCAATTTTTCCTGTACCTTTTGGGAATAATTTAAGGTCTACGTTTGTATCCACACCAATTGCATTAATTGTTGGAGTAGATCCAGCTACGGCAGCATCAAACAAGAAATAATTAGTAGCAGAAGTAGAAGTGCTATTATTAACTTGCAGTAAAGGATAATTTCCAGCATTATTTACAAAAAATCCATATTGAGTAAACGCTAATGAAGTTGATTGCGAGGCTAAAGAAACCGTAGATTGTATTGATGTTAATTGTGAAAACCCTGATCCAGTCCATCTAATTGCATGATTTTGAGATAAGTTAATTGCAGTATTAAAAGTAGACTCTATTGCATTATTTGTAATATACAAACCTTTACTAAAATTTACGTTTGCATAATTACCAATATTGTTTACGCCTATCTGAATAGCTGCTCCAACAGATTGAAACGAATATCCCATTGAAATCATATTGGCAGCTTCACCACCAGCATTAATTGCTAATCCTATAGCAGTACCTACATTTGTAGATGAACTTAAAATATCAAGTTCTATACATTGAGTGCTAGCACCAGTAGCACCTGTATTTGCTATTGTAGATCCATAAAAATTCCATGTACTGCCTACTCCAGCCGAATTATTTACCATTGCGGAACTAAATCCTATGGTTGCTCCAGTTGATAAAGTAGAATTACCTAATGCACTAAAACCAAGATTTCCACTTTTAGGAAATGATGTTAATACGCTATTTGGTGGCATATACGCATACGCAGCGTTATATGTACTATTTACCCATGCAGGCGCATAGGCAGAACGTGATAAAATATTTCCTGGCAATACTCCTGCACCAGTTAATGTTGATCCTTTTTCAAACATCCAAGTAACATTACCAGATGCTGTGGGGCTAGATACAATACTATAAGTTCCTGAAGGTATACTTACTTCAACATTTCCAGAAGAAGATCCAGCGTTAGTAAATGCCGTTGTACTATTTGCAACCCCTGTTTTATCTGCTCCAAAATCTAAAACACTAATATTTTCTTGTAATTTTGCCTGCACAGTTGTTGTTACAGCATTTGCATTTCCTTGATTGTAACCAATCAAAGATGATCCAGTAGACGCATAAAAAGATGAAAAATTATTTATTCCAGATATATTGTCATAAGAACCAATTTGTATACTACTTGAATTTTGTAATACAAATTTATAAGAATAATTAGTTAATAACCAAATTTCATTAGAAACACGACCAGCAGAGTCTAAAACTATAGGATTAGAATTAGCAATATTACCAGCTTGAGTTGTATAAGTTGCTATAGGAGTTGATGTACCTGCTGCATAAGAATATAAAAATCCACCTGATAATGGAACACCATTATTGTCAAAAAATTGAACCGCTGCTCCACCGACTGGCGATAAATTAACTTCCATATTTATTCCTTCAATTTAAATGTTTTGGGAAGCCAAGGCAAAGCTACAGATTGCTCATTTTCTAAGGCTTTCATCTGTTCTTGTAACCTTAATTTTATTGTACTTACACCGTTTTGCATAGATTCTTTTTCAATCCAATCAGCAATATCTTGCTCTTTAATTTGATCAAATGGCTTTTTGATGATTTTGTCAGAAAAATACCAGTTTCCTTCTGTTGAAACCTCTAAAGGTTCTTGTATTAACTTACAAATATAGTGAGCATGAGTAATTGCCTCATTTTCAACGCTGATTTGTGTAATTTTCCAATCAAACATTATATGCAATCGTTTCTACAATATCGCCAGTATTTGCACCAACAGCTAATACAACTGTAGTTCCGTTAGAAGCCGTATAATCTGCACCATTTAACAATACACCGTTTACAAATACTTGTACATAACCCACATTATAAGTTGCAGAAAACGTGGTTTGACTTGCTGTAGCAGTAAATGAAGTTCTTACATAAGGAGGTTTCCATACAGGCGCGCCACTTGTTACAGTTAAATGATACCCATTTGTACCAATAGCTAATTTTGATAAAACATTAGTTGCAGATGCGTATAAAATATCACCTGTTGTGTAAGTTGTAATATTTGTGCCACCGTTAGCAATAGCAACTGTTCCTGTTACGTTTGCAGCAGTACCACTTGTATTGACGTTAATTGTGCTAGGCAAACTTAATGTAACCGCACCAGTCGATGCTGAAGCTGTTATTTGTGATGTTGTGCCTGTTATAGACAACACACCACTATTTGCTATAGTTACGCCAGTTGAACCGTTATAAGACGTTCCTGATAGCCCTGTACCAATTGTAAGTGTTGCAAGATTTGATCCTAATGAAATGCCCGATATTGTGGAATTATTTAACGCAGAATTTGGAATAGACGTTAAACTTGCACCTGATCCACTAAATACTGTAGCACTTAGTGTGCCAGTAGATGAAACATAACTTAACTTAGTTGAACTGGTATATACCGTATTTAGATTGCCTGTCGTAATACGAGCTAAAGTAGGATATTCAACAGTTGCACTTGATGTATCATCTGTAACACTAACTGTTGCTGCGTTATTTGACCAAGTCGGTGCGGATGTGCCGTTAGACGTTAATACTTGCCCTGTAGAACCTACTGCTGATAACGCTAATGCGCTTGCCGTAGAATACACAACAGAGCCAGCAGATGCCGTTAAATTAGCTCCTGTGCCACCGTTTGATAATGATACTTGCCCGTTAATATTACCAGCTTGAACCGTTAAAATACTTTTATTTACATAAATTGCACCGTTACTTGAGTTGACATAAGCAACTGTGCCTAATTTGATTGCATATCCTGTCGGTGGAATTGTGTTTTGATAGTAACCAGCAGAGTAAGGTGACAAATATAATGTATCGCCTACTGTATAACTACCTGTATTGACACCTTGAATCAAACCAATTGTCGTTACATACCCTGCTGTGCCATTAGGAATGTTTTGATTAGCCAAACCAATCACATTACCTGTCGTTAAACTGTTGGCAATCGCTAAGGCCACGCTTGGATAAGTAAAACCACTACTTGTTGATGTTACATATACAGGCTGACCTACGTTGATTTGTGAGCCTGTATTGTTATATACCTTTAATTGGATTTCTTCGCCAATATGTATCGTATTGTTTGTTACATCGTTGTAATACGCTAAAGCATTTTGTGTGCTGTCATACCATAAACGACCTGCATTATAAGTAGGCGCAGATGTAGCAGTATAAGTTTCGTAACTCGATATAATTGGTGTTGCCATTGTTACGCTTGTCAGCGTGGATGCAGTCGCACCTAAACTAATTGATGTAGAACCAATCGTAATGCTTGAATTTGTCAGCGAACCGTTACCAATGTTTGTTAGCGTATTGGTTGAGCCAGATATAGACTTATTCGTTAATGTGTCTGTAGTCGCACGACCTATTAAAGTATCTGTGCTTGTTGGTAGTGTTAATGTGCCTGTATTGCTAATTGTGCTAATTACAGGACTTGTCAACGTTTTGTTGGTTAAAGTCTGTGTGCCTGTTAATGTCACAACAGTAGAATCAATCGCAATCGTAACTGGTGCAGAGCCATTAAAACTAGTGCCAGATAAACCTGTGCCAATTGTCAACGCATTAGGAGTATTAGCCGTAATCGTTGCGCTACCACCTAATGCAATATTTGTGCCATTTACTGTAATCGAGCTATTTGTTAGCCCAGAATTAGGAATTGTGGCATTAATTTGACTAGGCGCAATAGAAATTGCTTGAGCAGATAACGCAGATAATTGACCTT